GTTCGTCTCGCAGGCAGCCCAAGAGGGTCTGCGCTATGAGCGGCACAGGCCGGAAACACTTGAAGAGCTGATCCGCAAGACGATCATCGCCGACCAGTAATCCCGGGACCGCATCACCCAACCCGGTGACCGCCCCTCCGTGGCTCACCCGACATAGAGCCTCGAAAGGAGGCGCTCAAGCATGGAAGACGTCGGGACACGTCTTTGTGAATGCGGCTGCGGTGAGGCAACCCCTCCAGCCAAAACTACAGATGGTAGGTCTGGGACGATCAAAGGTGAACCTTTGCGGTTCGCGCCCTTTCACCACCACCGTATGCCGCGTACGCGTACGAGCAATCCTGGTCACTGCGATGTCCCTGGGTGTGCGCGAAAACACAAGGGGTACGGATACTGCGAAAGGCACCTAAAACGCTGGAAGCTACGAGGCCCAGTGTCACTGCAACCCATCAAGCTTCGTGATCCGGATGCGATCTGCGACGTCCCCGATTGTGGCCGTCGGCGCGTTGGATACGGATATTGCAAAGAGCACAGAGAGAAGTGGAAGTCCCGCGGACCGGTTGAGGCGAGATCAATCAGACGACACGATCCTCGCAGGTCTTCGTGCGGAGGCTTCTACGACCAACATGGATATGTCCACGTCATGGTCACAAGAGAGGGTCGGAGAAAATCCGTCCCACGTCATCGTCTAGTAATGGAAGAAATCCTGGGGAGACATCTACATCCCTGGGAAACCATTCATCACAAGAATGGACTCCGGGACGACAACAGGCCAGAGAATCTCGAGTTGTGGGCTGGCAGACATAAGCCAGGACAACGTATTGAGGATCTGGTCTCGTGGATCGTCGAGTTCTACCCCGAAGCCGTCGAAGCGGCACTCAACCGACGACCCCAACTTCGACTCATCCTAAGCCAGGAGGCTTCGTAATGTCTACAGAAGAACATGTGCGGGCCACCTGGGACACGGCCTACATCGACAACCTCGACGATTCCGCATTCCTGTACGTAGAACCAGGCGGAAAAAAGGACGGAGAGGGCAAGACTGTCCCGAGGTCCTTGCGCCACTTCCCGGTAAAGGACGCGAATGGCAAGCCGGACGCCGCTCACGTCCGGAACGCGCTCGCTCGTATCCCGGACTCGAATCTGCCGGCCTCGGTCAAGGAATCCGCGACGCGAGAGGCACAGGAGATGCTGAAGAACCTGGATGGCAGCATGGACGGACGCAGCGAAGACCCTCCGCGCGACAACCTCGTCCGCGTCTCGCAGCCATTCGAGCTGACGCGCACGACCCCAGAGGGGATGCCAGTCCTTCACGGACTCGGAGCCCCATACAACGAGTGGGCCGAGATAGGGCCGTCCCGCTACGAAGGCCACTTCATGGAGCGGTTCCTGCCCGGGGCGTTCACTAAGGCGATCAACGATAACCGCGACAGCATCCGCTGTCTCTTCCACCATGGAATGGACCCCTCGATCGGCGTAAAGCCGCTCGGGGTCATCTCTTCACTCGAAGAGACAGACCGCGGCGTCGAATACGACGTCGACCTGTTCCCAGCCGACTACGTCCGCAATCTTGTCCCTGGCCTTGAGGCCGGCGTCTACGGATCCAGCTTCAAGTTCAGCGCGATCCGCAAGGACGATGTCCGCGGATCAAAGGCACGGAATCCCAAGGGTCTGCTGGAGAGATCGATCAGGGAAGCGTCCATGCGCGAGTTGGGGCCGACCCCGTTCCCCGCCTACAAGGGAACTCCTACTGGCTTGCGCAGTCTGACTGACGACTTGGTCCTTTCACAGTTTCCTGCTGAGCATCTCGCAGCCGAGGTAGCGCTGCGGACGCAAGAACAAGATCTTGTTGGCGAGATGCTCTATCTCGCGAAGAGATTTACCGCGTCGGAAGGGACCGACTCTGACGCGATGAGAACGATCGTCTCTCTACTGGACGAACTCACCGGGACAACTGAAGCACCCGCACCCTCCGAAGACGCCGCCCCGACGGGCACCTCCAGGAGCGCCGCGACCCTACCGTCAACCGGCCTGTTTGGCCTAGCCCGGGACCAGGAGGTGGCGCCAGCATGGCGTCTGTAACCCAGCTCAACGAGCGGAACGAAGAGATTCGTTCGGCTCTCAAGGATCTCGAAGTCGAGAATGCCGGTGAGGCGTTCGACGACGAGACGAAGGCGCGCTGGAACGCGCTCAACGAGGAGATGGTCTCGAACGACGCCCTCGTCGACGAGCTCCAGGCCCGCGCCGCACGGCTCGAGGAACTCTCCAGCCGTGACAGCAACACCGAGCGTGAGCCGGTTTCGGGTCCGCACTTCCAGACGAAGCGGCCCTCAGGCGTGCCGGACGACCCGACCGCCCTCGAGGAGTACCGCACCCGCAACTCGACGATCGAGGACCTCGACCGCGCGTACGTCGATGGTGCCCGCAAGATCGTCGACGAGAAGTACCGCACCGCAGTCCCTGGAGTCTCGAAGGAAGAGGCACAGGACGACGCGGAACGGCTCCTCACCGTCGTCAACGACCGCGAGGTGGCCCTCCGGTTCATCACGACCTCGTCCAAGAAGTATTCGGATGAGTTCGCGACGTACCTGAGGACACAGGGTCGCGTGGTCGGCCAGGAGATGCAGCGCACCGCGTCACTCACGACCACGGCAGGCGGTTTTGCTGTCCCGGTCGAGCTCGACACGACGCTGCTCCTCACCAACGCCGGCGTTGTCAACCCGATCCGGACAGTAGCCCGGGTCCGCCAGACGAACGTCAACACCGTCGAGTTCATCAACTCGGCCGGCATCACCGCCGGGTACGGGGCAGAGGCCACCGAGGCTTCCGACAACGCACCCGTCCTCGCGCAGCCGACCGTGAACATCGAGAAGGCGTTCGCGTTCGTCCCGATGTCGATCGAGATCGCGGAGGACTGGGCGGCAATCCAACAGGACATGGCGATGTGCTTCGCAGACGCCAAGAACCAGTTGGAGTCGCTCAAGTTCCTGAAGGGTCTCGGCCACGCATCACATGAGCCGCAGGGTCTCATCGCCGCCGGCGGCGCCACCGCCGTCACGTCCACTGCTACGACTGCGGTGTTCGCTGTCGGTGACCTGATGAACCTCGAGCTCGCGCTCAGCCCGCGCTACCGGCCGAACGCGACGATCGTCGGCAACAAGGCGACATACCAGAAGGTTCGCCAGTTCGCGTCGAACGGCGTGAACATCTGGGTCCAGCTGCAGGGTCCCCTGCCGCCGGAGCTGATCGGCTACCCGGCACTCGAGTGGTCCTCGTACGACTCGACGCCGACTACGTCGAACAGCACGATCCTCACGATCGGCGACTTCTCGTACTTCGCCATCGTGGACAGGGCCGGCATGAACGTCGAGTTCCTGCCGCACCTGTTCGGAGGCTCGAACCGCTTCCCGACTGGGCAGCGGGGTCTGTACTGCTGGTGGAGGAACTCCAGCCAGGTGCTCTCACCGACCCTCGGGTCCCAGAGTGCCTTCCAGTCGCTCAAGGTCCTCTAGATCGGGACAACTAAGACCTGAGCACAAATGCGGGCGGATGCGGTCCCGGCGTCCGCCCGCAACCTAACCAAAGGGAGCAACACATGCCGCCTCAGAGCAGCAGAACTTCACGCATGAACAGGCAGGTGTATATCGCCAACCAGTCTTTCATCGCGAACGTCAACGGCATCGACAAAGCGTTCCATGAGGGCCGCACCCGCGCCTATGAGGGCGACGAGATCGTTGAGCGGTGCCCCGACAACTTCGACCTTCTCGACGACGTGGACGCGAGCCAGTCCTACTCATGACCGAAACGACCGGGACGATCCACAAGATCCTTTGGCACTCAGTTTGTCCCTGGGCGCCCACCGGCTACGGGCAGCAGACCGCCCTGTTCGCTCCGCGCCTCAACGCCCTCCCGAATGTTGATCTGGCGATCTCGAGCGGCTGGGGGTTGAACGGCGGCCCGATCAACTGGGGTGGCATCCACGTTTATCCGGGTGAGGACTGGAACCGCACCGCCTACCAGTGGGCCGTCCACCACGGGGCTGGTGAGCCCTGCACCGTCATCACCCTCATGGATGTGTGGCCGTTGGATCGCGAGCTGTTCTCAGCGATCGATAAGCAGGGGCGGCTGGCGTGTTGGGTGCCGGTGGATCACAGGCCGCCTCCGACGAAGGTTGTCGAGTTTCTGCGGGACACGGGTGCCGTGCCGATCGCGATGTCCCGGTTCGGTGAGGAGCAACTCAAAGAGTCCGGCCTCGACCCGCTCTATGTGCCTCATGGGGTCGACACAGAGATTTTCAAGCCGCGTGACCGGGGTGAGATCCGGAAGCTGCTGAACCTCCCCGAGGACACGTTTGTGGTGGGGATGGTCGCGAACAACCAAGGCCAGTCTCCTGCCCGCAAGGGGTTCAGTGAGGCGTTCATGGCGTTCTCGATCTTCCAACAAACCCACCCCGACGCGAGGCTCTACCTGCATTGTGAGATGAGCGGCTTCCGGAACGGCCTTGACCTGTACCGGCTGTAGGAGCGGTTCGAGGTGCCGGAG